GGTCTTCTTCAACTCGTTGCATATGGTGCCCAAGATGTTTATTTAACTGGTAATCCTCAAATTACCTTTTTCAAAGCTGTTTACCGCCGTCATACCAACTTTGCTATTGAAGCTATCCAGCAAACCTTCAACGGTACCCCTGGTTTTGGTCAACGCGTAACTACCACAATTGCACGCAATGGAGATCTTATTAATCGCGTGTATCTTTCTGTAGACGTAACCCCAGGTGGTGATGATTTATGCAAATTTTTTGGTCTTCGCCTTTTAAATTATGTTGAAGTTGAAATTGGTGGCCAAAAGATTGACAAACACTATTCTCACTGGATGTACATATGGAATGAACTTTCTCTTCCCAAGTCCAAACAAGATGGATATTACAAAATGGTTGGTGCTGAAGGTGGCAGTGCCTTATCTAAATTATATGTTCCTCTCGAATTCTGGTTCTGTCGCAATGTTGGTCTAGCTCTTCCTCTTATTGCTCTTCAATATCATGAAGTTAAGATCAATATTAACTTTGAATCAAAGGCTAATTGTGGTGCTTCTTCTGCTTCAATGAATGCATCTCTTTGGGTTGATTATATTTTCCTCGATACTGATGAACGCAGACGCTTTGCTCAACTATCACACGAATACCTCATTGAACAACTTCAATTCACTGGAGCTGAAGCTGTAAATGGCAAAAATATAAAATCAAAACTTAGTTTCAACCATCCCTGCAAAGAACTTGTATGGTTTACCACAAAAACTGGTGCTGATTGGATGAATTATACTACACACACACCAACTGGTGCTTCTGCAAGTGAACAACTTAACGAACTCAAACCCGACACTCGTGGTGCTACTAAAAATCCCATTGCTTCTGCTAAACTTCAACTCAATGGCAATGATCGTTTCTCTGAAAGAGGTGGTGTATATTTTAATATGGTTCAACCATTCCAACATCATGAAAATGTTCCTTCAAACGCAGGCATCAATGTTTATTCATTTGCTCTTAAGCCTGAAGAACACCAACCATCAGGAACCCTTAACATGTCTCGCATAGATAGTGCTATCCTTCATGTAACAATGAACGATAGTATTACAAATACCAGTGATTACTCTCTTAATGTCTACGCCGTCAACTACAATGTTCTTCGCATCATGTCTGGTATGGGTGGTATTGCTTACAGCAATTAAAGGTAATAATTCAATGATGTGATGAGTTTTACCTCTTTTTTTTTCTTATAATATAGTATAAAGATATTACAATATGGGAGGTGGTCTTCTTCAACTCGTTGCTTATGGTGCACAAGACGTTTATTTAACAGGTAATCCCCAAATTACCTTCTTCAAAGTTGTCTACAGACGTCATACTAACTTTGCCATGGAATCAATCCAACAAACTTTTAACGGTACTAATAACTTTGGTTCTTCTGTTAGCGTTCTTATAACACGCAATGGTGATCTTATCAATCGTGTTTATTTCAATGCTAAATTGTTAAATAATCAAAATGTATCTCCAAAACCCGAAGCAGCCGACGCACTAACAGATGGTCTAGCTCTTGTTCCTTATTTCGGCCAACGATTATTAAAAACGATTGAATTAGAAATTGGCGGTCAAAAGATTGACAAACATTACTCTGAATGGCTTTACATATGGAATGAACTTTCTATGTCAGCTGGTAAAAAAGAAGGATATCGTGCAATGGTTGGTGGAGACATGAAAAATAGATCAGTATATCTTGGACCCCAAGAATCTTATGAGGTATATGTTCCTCTTGAATTCTGGTTCTGCCGCAATGTCGGTCTAGCCCTTCCTCTAATTGCCCTTCAATATCACGAAGTTAAAATAAATATTACTTATGCAAATGCTAGTGATATGGTCGATAAATCAGCGACTGTAGTTAGCAATAGAGTTGCTGATGGCTTGGTTATGAACACTGGAACTGGTTCATATATTCCCGAAGGTGGAACAGAAGATGACAGAGTTGATCCCGTTGATGCATCAGTTTCATCAGCTGATAATGCTACATTAACAGGAAAAGATTCTAATCTTAAATTAAGTGACGTTTCTTTATGGGTTGATTATATATTCCTTGACACTGATGAACGTAGAAGATTTGCTCAACTCTCCCACGAGTACCTTATCGAACAACTTCAATTCACCGGAACTGAAAATGTTTCATCTTCTACAAGCATGAAGAGCCTTCGTATGACTTTCAATCACCCTTGCAAAGAACTTGTATGGGTTGTCCACAATGATGAATCTAAATGTTTCTGGAATAACTTTTCATCAAAAGATAATACTGCAGGAAATATTGATTCTGCTGTCAATCCTGTTAAACTTGCTAAACTTCAACTTAATGGCAACGACCGTTTTGCGGAACGCGATGGCACATACTTCTCAGTTGTTCAACCTTATCAACATCACGAATGCACCCCTGACCAATATCGCAGTGGAATCAATGTATATTCATTTGCCCTCAAACCCGAAGAACACCAACCTTCCGGAACCCTTAACATGTCTCGCATAGATACAGCAGTTCTATCCATGTCATCCACAATAAATGGAACCGTGTCTATATTTGCTGTAAATTACAACGTTCTCCGTATAATGTCCGGCATGGGTGGTCTCGCATACAGCAATTAAATTATCATCTTTTTTTTATAAAATGCAAAAAATATTTCCC